GACGTAGACGGCGGGACGGCATATGCGACGGCGAAGGCGGCCCTCGCGGATCGCGAATGGATCGCCTACTCGACGTTCTCGCATACGCCCGAAGAGGAGCGATTCCATCTCGTCGTCCGACTCCCCGATCCCGTATCGGGAGAGGCGTGGGCGAAGGAGTACGACAAGCTCCGAAAGGGGATCGAGTTCGGCGATACCCTGCGCGCTCCGTCGCACTCTTACTTTCTCCCGCAGCATCGCCCGGGGGCGGAGTATTTCGTGGAGGTGAATCGATGAGCCCGCTCTACGACTATCGGTGCGCGAAGTGCGCGAAGACTCGGGAGGTAGCGCAGTCGATTACGGACGATCGCCTAATCCTCTGCGAGTGCGGGTATTGGATGGAGCGGGAGATCCCGCGGCCCTCCCTCGTCTTTAAGGGCGAGGGGTGGGCGAAGAAGGATAGAAAGTCAGGAGGCGGAAAGTGAAGCTCGATCGAAGAAACTCACCGAAGACGTTTACGGATTATCGCCCGCTCAGTCGCGGGAGCCTGATCCGGGGCGAGGACCGCGAGACGTGGAGGCTATGGATGCTCATCATCTCGTTCGGCGGGATCGTCGTCTCAGGGATCATCGCCGCGGCGGTGGGATCGTGAGCATCTCGAAGGCGATCGATCCGAAGCGGGTCGGGATCTCGAAGAGTCTCGTTACCTCGACCGCGCTCTGCGGGCGGAAGGGATGGTTCTCCGAGAAGATCCGACTCGAGGACGGGTCGCGCCTCCCGTTCATCGCCCCGGAGCGCGTCGCGTTCGGGAGCGGGCTCGATGAGGCGATCCTCATCATCGCCGAGGCCCTGCGCGCAGGGCGAACGTGGGACGAGTCGGACGTGGTAGACGAGGCCCTTACCGCGGTTCAGGCTCGCCCGACGATCGGGATCGATTGGGAGATCTTTGACGCGCAGCTCAGGGCGGCGATAAAGATCTTCGTCTACGACGTACTCGAGCCCGAGCTCGTGACGTTCCGAGACGTCTACCTTCAGGGGCTCGACGGCGAATCGCTCAAGGTGGACGGGCTCATCGGGACGCCCGACTTTATCTTCCGAAAGTGGAAGGGCGAAGAGGGGGCGACGATGATCCTCGATCTCAAGGCGTCCGCGCGATCGAAGTCCGTAAAGGATCTCCGATCGGCGGAGATGGCCTTCTACTCGTACCTCTGGAGCCGCTACTCGGCGGGAGAACTTCCGGGGGTCGGGTATCTGACGTACGTCCGAACGAAGCGTCCGACGTATCAGCTCATCACGGGAAAGGCGACGGGGGAGCATCTCCTCCTCGCCGAGCAGTATCTCGCGGCGACGAGGTCCGTCGTCGGGCGCGATTCGGTGGAGGAGGTCGCATTTACGACCTCGTTCTGCGGATCGTGCGAATGGAGGAAACCGAACCCGCTCGTCGGGTTCGATGGTTGTAGCGTCGGGAGGCTCATCGCCTCCGACGAGAAGGAGGAGGAGTAATGGCAGGGTTCGATCTTTCAGGATACGTCGAAGTCGCGGATCGACTTCGGGAATGGTACGAAAAGAATCCGACGGCGAGGATCGTTACGACGATCGTCGAGCAGTCAGAGAAGCGCGTCACGGTGAAGGCGGAGGTCTTCCGAAAGGCGGACGACGTCCTCCCCGCGGGCGTAGGGCACTCGGCCCTCGGCGTTCCGGGGACGACCCCGTATACGCGCGGCGCGGAGCTCGAGAACGCCGAGACTTCGGCGATCGGGAGGGCACTCGTAGCGGCGGGCCTCCCGTCGAAGAAGGTCGCCTCGGCAGATGAGGTCCTCGCGAAGAGAGGCGCGGCGGATGCTCAGGTCGCCCGAGCGGCGACGGAGATCTTCTCGGAGACGGAGACGGTCGTCATCGCGGCGAATCCCGTCGCGAAGATCGGGGCAGAACTCGCCGCAGGGCGATGCCCGGTTCACTCGCGGGATTGGGCGTTTAAGGAGGGTACGTCGAAGGCGGGGAAGGCGTACGCCTTTTGGTCCTGCGGAGCGAAGGACGACAACTATCCGCGCGGATGGTGCGATGAGAAGCCTTCGAAGGCGTGGGAAGTCGCGCAGGAGGCCCGACGATGACGGTCGCGAAGAAGTGCTCAGAGTGCCGAAAGGAGGCGGACTATCTGAAGCCGTCGAAAGGGACGCGCCCGATATGCCGATCCTGCTATCTCGCGCATCTAAAGCGTCTCGCCGCGATCTATGGCGGTTCGAACTATGAGAACGAACGCGCCGAGGTCCTCGTCGAGATCCGTCGCGTCGAGGAGGATCAGCGATGAAGGGGCGACCGTGGGCGAAGTTCGACGTCGGGATGCCGAGAGATGCGAAGGTGGCGACGCTCTCATCCGACGCGGCGAGGTGGGCCTTCGTCGCGATCATCCTCGCGGCGAAGGAGTCGGATCGTCCGGGATACTTCGAATCGCTTAAGCATCTCCTCGCGGTCATCTCTCCGACGGTAGGAGAGGCGGTCGGGGAGCTCGTGGACTCAGGACTCCTCGCCGTGGACCCCGACGGGGTGATCCATATCGCACAATGGCGGAAGTATCAGATCGACCCGACGAAACCCGAGAGGGCGGCGCGGTATCGAGAGAAGAAGGCGGGCGCGGTCCTGCGCCCGTCATCGATCAGGGGCGGTAAACCGTCCGCGCTCGGCGATCTCCTTCGGGAGGTAAAAGGATGAGCGGGTTCGGTTATCTCGTACCGATTGATTCCGAGATCCGTCAGCGGGCCAGAGAACTCCTCTATCCGGGGGAGACGATGAGCTACCTCGGGAAAGAGGCGGAGGTCGCGGGGGCGTTCGGAGAGGCCGCGTTCGAGCGGGCGTGGGCTCGCCTCGGCGGGAGCATCCTCGAGCACGTCGGAGCCTACGAGTTCGATTATCGGGAGAGGACGATCGGAGAGATCGAGGTAAAGACGAAGCCTCGGAGCGTCCGCCCGGAGGCGCACTATCAGGCGGGAGTCGCCGTGGCGAACCTCGAGTTTCAGCATCCCGAGGCGTTCGTCTTCGTCTCTCTTTACCCGAAGGCGGAGGGTCCGTTTTTCAGGTACGAGGAGGCGTGGGTGGTCGGATGGATGAGCGATGCCGAGTTCCGAGAGAGGAGCGTCCTCATCCCGAAAGGCTCAACGATGGGCGGAGGAGGAGCCTCGTTTCGCGATATGCGGGACGTGGATCTCTCGCAGCTACGACCGCTCGAAGAGTTAGTCTCTGCGTCCCTTTTGCGTCCACGGGACGATTTACTACGTCCCCTAAACGTCAAAAAGGGCGGAGGAGATGAGAGATGAGATACGTGAGATGAGAGAAAATATTAATAGCAAAAAGGAGGAGACGATGACGGAAGAGGTTAAGAGTTTCGAGGCTCGGATGGAGCCCTACTACCGCGAAGCGTTCGCGATTCTCTGCGAAAGACAACGCCGATACGGGCCGAAGAATATCCTCGAGGCGGGGACGTGGGGAGTGCTCGAGCAGCTTACGAATAAAGTCGAACGGGCGAAGGCTCAGATTAGCGGCGAGGTCGTCAGCGGGAGGATTCTCATTGACGAGCTCGGGGTGGAGCGTGAGGCCGTCCTACGGGATAGCATCCTCGACCTCGTGAACTATTCCGTCATCCTCCTCGCCCTTCGGGATGGGGAATGGACGAAGGATATGAGAATGGAGGTCCGTTAATGACGCGGCGGGACGAGGTTCTTCAGATCATCCGAGGGCACGTTGTCGCGAACGGCTACCCTCCGACGGTTCGTGAGATTGCCGCGGCCCTCGGGGTCGGGCACTCTACGGCGCAGCGCGCCATCCTCGAGCTCATCGCGGAGGGAAAGATCGAGCGGCAGGGCGGAGCCGCGAGAGGGCTCAAGGTGAACGAATGAAAGGCGTTCGCCTGATTAAGTGCCGCGTCTGTCGCCGCCCGGGTGGGGAGTGCCCGACGTTCGGGAGGCTCTATCTCGATCCTCCGCGGACCTGCGGGATCTGCGGAGTCCAGATGCGGGCGATATACCTCGGAGGTCCCTTCTTCGGAGGGCACGAGGGCGAGGTATTGGCGTGGGAGTGTATGGATTGCGATACGGCGAAGGCCGAAAGGAGGGAACGTGGAGCGAATCGGTGAGTTCAGGATGACGGGCGGCGGAGCCGCGATCACGGTCGCGCTCGAGGTCGGAGAGTATCCGTCAGGGCATACCGCGCTCGTCGCGGTGGATGCGAAGACGGGGGAGCAGCTCGCGAAGCTCTCCGTCGATTTCCCCGACGAGGAGATGGCGGACGGAGAGATCTATCTCAAGGATTACGCAGAGAACGAACGCCTCGCGCAGTATGCGATCGGGCTCGGGTTTCTCGAGCCTTCGGATGCGGGGCTCGATCTCGTGGGCGGGTTCCGAGAGTTCCGCCGATATCGGATCATCGGGTAGGATCGGCATATGGCAGGAGTAAAGGCGAAGAAGAACGCAGGGCCTCGGAAGGAGCCGAGGTTTATCGTCTCGCCCTGCGGCGGGTGCTCATCTCCTATCTCCGCCCTGAAAGATGCGTATCGCGTGAAGTGGATCTCCTTCGACTCAGGGAAGAGACGATCGGGGATGACGTGGCGGCATCGCGGATGCGTGGGACTGAAGTAATGGCGCGGATGAAGGATCTCGCGATCACGGAGGAGAATAAAGAAAAGTCCGTTCGGGGGAAGAGGGCGCGCAACTCAGGGAACGCCTTCGAGCGTGAGATCGTCGCCGCCTTCGGGAACGGTGCGCGCAGGGTCGGGCAGTTCGGCGGAAAGACGGACGTCGAAGTCCCCGGATGGTTAGCGATTCAGGCGAAGTGCGGGAACGGATTCTTTCCGACGCGCCTCGATAACGCGCTCCGATCTCTCTCCGTTCGCGGCGATGAGCTGAAGGCGGTCGTCGTCGGGAATAAACCGGGGATGGGCGTCAGGCGTACGAGCCTAATCGTCTTCGATCTTCAGGACTTTCTCTCGTACTACAACCATCGGGCGGAAGATGCGACTTCGGAAGACGCCTAAGACGGAGCGGGTCTCCCGAGAGGAGATCATCCTCGCGCTGAGTCAGGCGAAGATCTCGGCAACGGCGGCCCTGAAGGATACGCCTCAATACGTCGCGGGATATGCGGACGGGATCGGGCTCGCGATCGATCTCATCCGCGCCGTCGAGGACCTCGAGAAGGCGATCGTCCGAGAGGGTTACGAGAGACGATGATTATCCGATCCGCGATCGCGTGGCTCGTCTTCGTGATTGGAGCCTCCGCGATCGTCGCCTTCGTCCGCCCGATCTCCGAGCAGGTATTCCCTCTCCCGTCAATCTTCGCCGATCGTGATTCGATAAAGCCTGAGCCTACGCCTGAGCCGATCCTCCCGAACCCTACGCTTCACGGCATCGCGACGCACTATGACGCGGAGCGCAACGGAGAGACGACGTGGTATTCCCGCGCAGGGATCGAGTTCTACGGCGCAGCGGGCCCCGATCTTCGGAAGGAGGTTCGGCACGAGTGGCGTAACTCTTATCGCGTCATCGTGACGTCGGAGAGGACGGGGCGATCGCTCGTCGTATGGATCGTGGACTTTTGCGAGTGCCGAGGCGGAGATAAGAATCCGAAGAACGATCGTCTCGTGGATCTCGCGCCCGCAGTATGGAACGCCCTCGGGGTCCCGCTGCATCTCGGAGTCACGCCCGTAACGATCGAGCTCCTCCCCTAAGTTCTCGCGATCGGCTATCCTCGCGATCCGGGAGGAGGCAGCCTCCCGGACTAAGAGGAGGACGAATGGCATCGGAGACGAAGGCAGATCGGGCCGAGCGGGTGAGGCATAACCTTACGACCGCGGAGGCGAAGATCTTCGTCGCGATGGTACGCGGAGCGCGCGGCGACTCTCGCGTCCTTACGAACGTCACGAACGCGCACGATACCCTCGGGCTCCCTGCGTCGTGGATGCGTGAGCGTATGGCGGGACGGATCAGGATTAAACCCGTGGACCTCGAGATCCTCGAGCGTCTCCTCTCAATCTCGAAGACGGGCTCCGTCGAGGCGGCGGATCGGAAGGCGAACCGCGAGGAGTCATCCCTCGAGGTGGCGAAGTATCGGAACGCGATCGGAAAGATGTGTCGATCCTGCGCCCCTGATCCTAAGAGGGGCGAGACTGAGCAGCTATGCCCGGACTCCGTATGCCCTCTTCGTTCGGTATCGCCGCTCCGCCTGAGCGATAAGGCGTGGGGACCTCCGATCGTCGGTAAGGATTGGGGGCGTTAGGATGCCATCGGGCGCGCGTGGATGCTCGTTAGGCGAGATGCCATATGGCGAGAGAACCGGGGTTCGACTCCTCGGCGCGTCCATCATCCGAAGGAGGGTCTATGGCGAAGAGTGAAGCGAAGTCCGATCCGTACGCCCTGATCGAGGCGTACCTCGCGGACGCACTCGTTACCCTCGAGCTTCAGGATTGGGAGATCACCGTCTCGCGAGAGGCCGCGGATATTACCTCTCACGCCGATATCGAAGTCCACGATCAACGCAGGACGGCGGATCTTAGGATCGCCCGAGACTTCTTCTCGCAGTCCCCGGAGCGTCAGCGTCTCATCCTCGCGCACGAGCTCTCGCATATCATCTCGGCCCGACTCGATCGGGTTATCGAGAATCTCGAGGAGCCTCTCGGAAAGATTGGATATGCCCTACTCGAGCCGAACTTTATTGACGCGACGGAGAGGATGGTCGAGCACTTCGCCCGACTGATCGCACGAGAACTCCCGATCCCGAACTTCGGGCGGTGAGCCCTCTCGTCCCTTGTCTCGAATGCGGAGCTCCATCCCGCGCGTCGCGGTGCGAGATCCACGCCCTACCTGATCATCGGAAACGCCCCGGCTACGGCGCGGAGTGGACGAAGATCTCGCGAGAGATGAGGCGGCGGTTTCCGTATTGCGCGATGTGCCAGAGATCAGGGCTCCCGCTCGCGGTGGACCATATCGTCCCGCGCTCCCTCGGAGGCTCTGACGCCTTCGCGAACCTCCGCGTCCTCTGCGGCGATTGCCATCGCCGCTACGGGCGGACGAAGAGATCGCGAGGGGGGAGGGGCGTCGGATTCTGAGACGTCTATACCTTGTATATCCGACCCCCCATCGGAAACGCGCGACGGGGGGTTTTTTGGTTTTGGTGGAACGAACCGGTTCGGTGTGCGGTTCGAACCCTCCCGATTCCCGAGCGCGTTATCGGCTACGATCGAGCGATGACGAACTCATTTAAGAATCGGATCGTGGGCATCGGGGCCGAAGATCCTGAGCAGCTTCTCGCGAACCCGGGAAACTTTCGCGCGCATCCGGGGCGTCAGCGTGAGGCCCTGATCGCGCTCCTCGATGAGGTCGGGTTCGTCGCGCCCGTGATCGTGAACCGAACGACAGGTCATCTCGTAGACGGTCATCTTCGCGTCGAGCTCGCGCTATCCCGCGACGAGAAGGCGATTCCCGTTTCCTACGTCGAACTCACGGAAGACGAAGAGAGGCTCGTCCTCGCGACGTACGACTCCGTCGGGGACCTCGCGTTCTCGGATAAGGATCGACTTCGCGAACTCCTCGATTCCGTATCCTCAAAAGAGGCGGCGGTTCAGATGCTCCTCTCATCCGTCGCAACGGAGGCAGGACTTCTCGCCGCAGTCGGAACGCCCGAGGCTAAACCCGATCACTCTGTTACGTGCCCTGCGTGCGGCGAAGTATTCTCTCCTCGGAAGTAACGATGGGAACGCGAGGACCTCAACCAAAACCTACGGCACTTCGAATCCTCGCGGGCGAAACGTCTCCGAGCGTGATCAACTATGCGGAGCCGATCCCTGAAGGCGGACCGCTCACTCCTCCGAAGGATCTTCGCGACGATGCTCGGGTCGTATGGGAGCAGGTCGTCCGCGCCCTCGGAAAGACGGGCGTCCTCACCTCCGCCGATCGGCATATCCTCCGCCTCTACTCCGAGGCGATGGCACGATACGTCGAGGCGGAGACGATGCTCTCGAAGACGGGCCCGCTCATTAAGGGTCGAGACGGGAACCTCGTAAAGAATCCTCTTCACCAGATCGTCCGCGATAATGCGGACGCGGTGAAGAAGTACGCCCGGGAGATGGGGCTCACGCCCGCGGCGCGGGTGGGCCTGAGAGGAGAGATCGATGAAAACGCGAACTCGGCGACGTCGAAGCTCG